AAAGAAGAAGTAAAAATCGTAGTAGAGTTCTAAGAACATGACCCAGAACACCAATCTCAATGTATCGCCTTATTTTGACGATTTTGATGAGGATAAGAATTATAATAAGGTATTGTTCAAACCTGGATTTCCAATTCAATCCAGAGAACTAACTACGTTACAGTCTATCCTACAAGGACAGATTGAGAAATTTGGACAGCACTTCTTTAAAGAAGGGTCAATGATTGTCCCTGGCGGCATATTCTACGATTCAGTCTATCCTGCAGTTAAGATTGATCCTACTTTCTTAGACGTTCCTGTTTCTGCGTACACTGCATACCTTAAAGATAATAACATTGAGATTCAAGGTGAGACTTCTGGTGTTAAAGCAACTGTTGTTAATTGCCTTTCGAGCACCGAATCAGTTGATAATGTAGACACTCTTTATGTCAAGTATACTTCTTCTGGAATTGATGGTGCATCAACTAAATTTACAGATGGTGAAACTCTGATTACATTAGAAGATATTAACTATTCTTCTACTACTATTACTGCAAATAATCCATTTGCAAGAGCAATTGTATCCGAAGCGACAAAGATTGGTTCTTCTGCTTCAATTAATGAGGGAGTTTTCTTTGTTAGAGGATTCTTTGTAAAAGTATCTCCAGCGACTGTAATCCTGGATCAGTATACAAATAGACCTAATTATAAGGTTGGTCTTCAAATTTCAGAAGATATCTTAACTGCTTCTTCTGTAAATCCAGACTTGTTTGACAATGCCAAGGGATTCTCAAACGAATCTGCTCCTGGTGCAGACAGACTTAGATTGTCTGCAACTCTGGTCAAGAAAACACTCAAAGACAATAACGATGCGAATTTCGTAGAATTGTTGCGTGTTGAAGATGGTATTGCTCAGAAGTTAGTCAATAGAACTGATTATAATATTTTCAAAGACGAACTTGCAAGAAGAACTTTTGACGAATCTGGTGATTATTACGTCAAGAAATTTGCTATTGATATCAGAGAAACTTTAAATGATAGACTTGGCAATAAGGGCATCTATGCTCCAGGTCAATTAACCCAGAGAGGTAACACTCCTTCTGACGACCTTCTCACCCTTCAGATATCCTCTGGTAAAGCATACGTAAAAGGATACGAAGTTGAGAAAATTAGTTCAACTTCACTTGATAGTCCCAAACCAAGAACTACTAAGAAGAAAAATAATATCAGTGTTCCAGTTAAAATTGGAAACAATCTTCAGGTAGAAAACCTAAGGGGTCAACCAACTATTGGATTCACCAATAATAGTATAGTAGAACTCAGAGATCGTAGACTTGCCCAGGATGGAACTATTGATGGTGCAGCAGCACTTGTCGGTAATGCTAGAGTTTATGATATCAGTAAGAGAAATATAGCAGGTGTTGGTACAGAAAGGTTTGATTTAAGACTCTACGATATTCAAACTTTTACCACTATAACACTTGGACTTGCAGTTACCGCTGGAAATGCAGCACATGTTAGAGGTGTATTCAGTGGAGCAACTGGTCATCTTAAGGATGCAGTTACAGCTGGAACAGTTCTCAATCTGTTAGACGTAACTGGTCAGTTCCAAATTAACGAACCAATTGAAATCGATGGACTTGCTGTAGGTAGAAACATCACAGTAGTCAGGGATAATGATATTCGTGATGTCAAGTCTATCGGTGCAACAAATTTTGCTTGCAACGTTTCGATGCAGCAGGCTACGAATCTCATTGAACCCGGTTCGGCATTCCAAATTGGAGCAGATACTGGTTCTGGTAGTGCTGTAACATCACCATCTGTTGGAGACTTCAGAAACGTTCCTGTCAGGGTCAATGATATTGTTTCATTTACCATTCCAGGTCAAACTCTGCCTACATTCAACAGAGTAAGCGCAGTTAGTGCTGGTTCACTCACCTTAGTTGGCGTTAGTACAGTAGTTGGTGTGAACACTGGTGGCACAGTAAAGGCTGCCAATGGTGGTGCTCTTGATAATGTTCAGAACTTTAATGTTGTTCAAGGTTTTATTGAAAAAGGAAATGCTCCAGGGAAAATAATCAAACTCCCTAATACTTCTATTTCGTCTATCAATCTTCTTGATAGTAGTTACATTGTAAGAAAGCAAAGAACTCTTAATGTTACTGCAACTACACTTACATTTAACATAAATGACCTTGGTGATGATACTCTGTTCTTAGAACCCTACAATCAAGAAAATTATAGTTTGACCTTTGCAAATGGTCATAAGGAAATTATTCTTCCATCTCAGGTTACAATTTCCTCTACTCTTAAAGAAATTCAGATTACAGGTCTTAGTCAGACTGGTAATAATGCAGTGCTTACTATTACTTGTAGAAGAAGCACTCTTACTTCTAAAACAAAGAACATCACAAGATGTGCTAACTTAGTTATATCAAGATCCAGAATTCAAGGTGCTGGTGCCGGTGCTACAACGTTCGATGATGGACTGACCTTCTCAGAAGCATTCCCATTCGGAACAAGAGTTCAGGATGAAAGTATTTCACTGAATGTTCCAGAAGTTACCAGAGTTCTTGGTATATTTGAATCTAATGATGCTAATGCTCCAACTCTTCCATCCCTTATTGGTTCTGCTCAAAGTGACACATTCTCTAATAATGTAGTTGTTGGAGAACAAATCGTTGGTGCAACCTCAGGTGCAGTTGCTCGTGTTGTTGATGTCGTAAGTGGCAACCAACTCAACTTTGTATATGAGAATGATAGAACTTTCGAGTTGTTAGAAACAATTACACTGCAAAGTTCTTCTATCACTGCAAATATTAACACACTTGTTGTTGGTGATAGAAATGTAAGTTATGACTACAGTCTAGATGCTGGTCAAAGAGCAGAATTCTGTGATATTTCAAGAATTAAAAGAAACGCAGATGCTGCTGAACCAACTAGACAATTGAGAGTTGTCTTTGATCATCTTACTACTGATGAGGGCACTGGAACAGTAGAATCTGTCAACAGTTATAATAATCTCAATTTCACATCAGAAGTTCCAGAAGTTAGTGGATTCAGAATATCAGACTTCATTGACCTGAGACCAAGGGCAAATACATATGCTCTCAATTCAACTGATTCTCCATTCGCATTTGAATCAAGATCATTCTCCAATTCAAACTCTGAAACTGCAGTAACCGATAGAACTCTTGTTGTTGACTATTCTCATTATCTTGGAAGAATTGATAGACTGTATTTAACTAAGGATGGAGAGTTCTTAATTAAGCAAGGAGAACCTGCAGAGTTTCCAAAACTACCAGTTGGTAACACCGAAGGATTTGAGGTCGCTGTTATCACTATGGACCCATATGTGTTCAATGCGACTTATGACACTACTCTGAAACTTATTCCTCATAAGAGATTCACCATGAAGGATATTAGTGGAATTGAGAATAGAGTTAAGAATCTTGAAAATTATACTACACTTTCCCTGCTTGAAACTGATACTAAGAATCTTTCAATCAAGGATCCTAATACTGGACTGGATAAGTTTAAGTCTGGTTTCTTTGTAGATAACTTCAGAAATCACAGTGGTGCTAACCTGCAAGGTGAATCAAGATTTGATATTGACATCAAACGTGCTGAATTACGTCCACGTTCTGCCGAAAGAAACGTTACTCTGCAGTTTGAAACCGTATCGACTGAAGCAAACTTCACAGATGCCGATTACGCTTGGGCAGATGATTTCTCTGATGTTAATGTAACCAGAAAGGGTCCTGGACTTACTCTTAACTTTGAAGAAGTAGAATTCATTGATCAACCACTTGCAACTAGAACAGAAAACCTGAATCCATATCACATTGCACTGTATGCTGGTTCAATCGACCTGTCTCCTGCTACAGACTACTGGATTGAAGAGATTGTTCTTGCTACTCCCGATATTGTTCAGGTTGATTCCGTATTCAATGGTATGGCGGAACTGCTTGCCGTCGAAGATCGTGAGAACGGTGGAATGGCAGCAAGTTGGTGGAATTCTTCTGAATTCACCTGGAATGGTGATGATAGAGTGTTTGATACTGAACTAGTTAACAGCACAACACTTAGTTCTTCAAGCGGTAGCAGCACCAGCACCAGCACCAGCAGTTCTCTATCGGCGTTTGAACCAGGAAGAGGTCGTCGTAGAACTACAACAACCACGACTACTGAAAGTAGTTGGTGGAGTGCTACTATCAGAGATGATTTTGTAGATACTGCTTTTGAAACTGGTGAAGAAAGAGTATTTGGTCTTGAACTTTCTTCTGGATTGGAAGAGGTCAGTCTTGGAGACAGAGTTATTGGAATAGAAACTCTCCATAACTGTCGTTCCAGAAATATTCATGTAACTGCTAAGAAACTGAAACCAAATACAAAGTATTATGTCTTCATGGAAAGTGTTGACATGAATGAATTCGCATTCCCCAAGAATCTGCCAATTACAATGGTAAATGGTTCATTCAAGACTGGTGATATTGTCTCCAGTGTTAGTTTGGCACAAGTTGGAGCACCACAGATTAAGTTCCGTGCAGCACAGCATAACCACGAGATTGGTCCATTTAATAATCCACAAGTTACTATTCCTGGACGTAGTGCTAATTATTCTGGAACTTCAGAGTTCATCAATATTGACCTTGCAGACCTTTCTAATCAAACGAAACCAGAACACCTCGGATTCGTTAAGAAGGGCATGTTCATTGTTAACAGCGATGGAACTGCAGAAGCACAGATAGGTGAAACACAGTTGATCACTGATGATAAGGGTGAGTTACAATTCTCCCTCCACATTCCTGATCCAGTTGTTGCCGCTAATCCCAAGTTTACCACTGGATCAAGCACAATCAGAATAACTTCATCTCCTGTCAACTCACCTGTACTAGATCCGGGTGGTAGTTCTGCTGAAACTGAGTATCTGTCTTCTGGATATGCCACGAGTTATGAAGAGCAAGTTCTTGCCATTAAGTCGCCAGAAGTTGATAGAAGATTCGTTGAATCTCTGGATGCTATAAGACTTACACAGAATGAAAGATCTCAAACTAGAGTAGAAAGTGGTTCTTCTTCTAGTTCCAGCAGCACCAGTGTTACCGGTGAATACTTTGACCCACTTGCACAATCCTTCCTGATTACTGCTGAAAATGATAATGGAACAGAATCTGACGGTATATACGTAACTGGTGGTGAAGTATACTTCAAGACTAAGGATCCCACAGTTCCAGTTACGGTTCAAATCAGAACCATGAGAGATGGCACACCAACAACCCAGGTTGTACCATTCGGTCAGGTTAATATTGCATCAAATGACGTTAACTTGTCTGATGATGGTAGTGCTGCAACAACATTCTCGTTCCCAACTCCTGTTTATCTGCAAACTGGATATGAATATGCTCTGGTTCTTATTGCACCCACAGAGAAGTATCTGGCATTCATCACTAGAATGGGTGAAGAAGATCTTCAACTCAAAGCAGTCTATAATAAACAACCATACCTTGGATCACTATTCAAGTCACAGAACCAGTCAACCTGGACTCCAAGTCAGTTGGAAGACCTTAAGTTCAAACTGAATAAGGCAAAGTTTGTAACCAATACTCCCGTTTCAGTCTCGTTCTACAACAGCGAACTTCCTAGAGTTGGCATTAGAAAGATCAATCCAATTCAATCGTTCTCTAAGAGACAGTTTGTTGGTATTCCTACATCAACCGTAAATTATGAACCTGGCAATTCACTTGTTCAGGGAACAACTACGGGTAATGTATTTGCTACTGGTAGTCGCTGTGGTCTGGTTGGTATGACCACTGCGCTGGTTCAACCAACTGCTGGTGTCGGTTTAACTGATAATGTTTATACTGGTATTGGATTTACATCCCTCACTGGTTTCGGCGTATCCTGCACTGCAAATGTTACTGTTTCTGGTGGAGTAGTTACCCAAATTCAAATTGCTAATGGTGGTGTTGGATATCAGGTTGGAGACCTTCTGCTGATGAATCAACTTGGTTCAACTGGAAGTGGAGTAAGAGTTACTGTTGGTGTTGCGACTGTAACCAACCTGATTGTTGTTGATGATGTTAAAGGTTCATTTGCTTCTGGTTCTGCATATAACTTTGTTGATAACAATGGCACTAGCACAGCACAACCAGCAATTCAGTTCGTCAATGATGATCCAATCAGAGACGGTAAGACAATGCTCTTCAGTCACTTCAACCATGGAATGCATTCAAGTCAGAACAAACTTAGAGTGTATAATGTCGCAAGTGATGTCGCTCCAACAACTCTGACTGCTGCATTTAACGAAGGCGATACAGTTATTAAAGTTACAGATGGAACTGCATTTGCTAACTTTGAAGGAGCAGCAGTTGGTACTGGAAACACTGGTTATCTACAAATCGATCAAGAAATCATTGGTTATCAGACAATTTCCGGTAATGACATTACTGTTTCAGAGAGAGTTGTAGATGGCAGTCTCAAATCTAACCATGCACAAAACTCAACTGTCTTTAAATATGAGTCAAATGGTGTAAACCTGTTGAAGATTAACACACTCCATAATATTGACCCAAGAGCGAAGACATTCAATAGTTATCATGTAAGTCTTGATAACACTGCTAAATTATTCGATGCAACCAAAGCAATTGGTGGCAACAATGTTCAAATAACTCAGAACATTCCCTTTGAATACATTAGACCAAATATCAATCTTGTCAGTCCTTCAGGAACATCTGTTTCTGCAAGAATTAGAACAACTACAGGAACAAGTATCAGTAGCAATGAAGCATCATTCACCAATACTGGTTACGAGGGTGTTACACTGAATCAGTTGAATCGTCTTGATAGTCCAAGACTAGTTGCATCTCAGGTAAATGAAACTGCACTTCTTAATGGTGAAAAATCATTTGAACTTGAAATGCTGCTATCAACTACTGACGAGAACGTATCTCCCATGGTTGACCTTGACACAACTAACATTGTTGCAATCAGCAACCTTATCAATGATCCACAAGTCGATTATGATATTGATAGTAGAGTCAATGTTCCTGGATTTGATCCTAACTCTGCAATCTATGAAACCAAGAGAATCAATCTTGAGTTTACTTCTAACTCTATATTCGTCCAATTGGATGGACATAGAATGGGAGAGTCACAAATCAGAGTCTTCTACAGACTGTTTAGAAATGACGAAAATGAGACTGGTCAAACTTATATCCCATTCAATGGGAATGGTTTATCAGACAATACTGTAAATCCAAATAAGAACGAGAATGGATTCAGCGAGTATAAGTATACCGCAGAAAACACTCCACAGTTTAATGGATTCCAGGTCAAGATTGTTATGACATCTCCTGACCAATCTGAGGCTCCAAGAATTAAGAACTTGAGAGCAATTGCCCTAAGAACATTTGATTCCCCAGTATGACCGAGCGTTTAAAAGTTGATTCCGACACATCCCTTTATAGGGATATGTCGAATGGTGCTATCGTTAATTCTAATAAAAAAGAATACGATAAATTCATGGAACTTTCCAAAAGGAAACTTAAGGAAAAGCAGGAAATGGATAAACTGAAAGATGAAGTGAAGGATATGAAGTCCGATATTCAGGAAATAAAGTCTCTACTGTTATCCATAGCGAAAAATGATTTATAAATACCAGTAGATAGATCTAACTGACTGTAATAATGGCAGCATATGTAAGCAACATTGTAGTTGACGTTGGTGCAAATTTCGACCAATCGTTCAACCTTGAAAACAACGCAAATGCTCCACTTGATTTAACAGGATTTACTGGTGCAGCAAAATTGAAAAAATCAGCAGCGTCACTGACAACTGCTGCCAACTTTGTTGTATCCTTTCCAAACGCAACAGAAGGACAATTAAAGATCTCTTTAGGGTCCTCGATCACCTCTGGACTGAAACCTGGTAGATATGTATATGATGTTCTATTAACTGATGCTTCTTCACTCAAAACCAGGGTTGTAGAAGGTAGTGCTATCGTTACCGCTGGAGTTACCACAGGTTAAAACATATGGCAGATATTAAAGTCAGAGTTGGATCACAAAATGCTATTAAGGTTTTATCCTCCTTTGCTGGAGGCGGTGGAACTTTAGGTGGACTATCTGATGTTGACATCTCGGGAGTTCAGGACGGTGCAGTTCTGGTCTATAACGGGACAACTAACAAATTTGAAGCAACTTTAGAATTAACGCCTGGATCAACCCAAAATTTGGATATCAATGGAGGAAATTTCTAAGCCATGGCAAGTATAATTAGAGTAAAAAGATCTACGGGCACTGGCGCTCCAGGGAGTCTCAACTTTGGTGAATTAGGTCTTACAGTTGGTGTAGGAACCCACGGTAATAAAGGTGGGAGACTATTCGCTGGTGATAACGCACAGAATGCTCAGGTAGTTGGTGGTAGATACTACACCGACTTATTAAGTATTGCTCCTGGTCTGGTAGCAGGTCAAGCAAACCCCACAACTGCAGCAAATGGATTTGTTGCTATTGTTGACCAGACTGGAAGGGTCGATCAGTGGAACGTAGATAATTTAAGATTAGATACAAATACATTATCTTCTACTGATACCGATGGAGACATCATCCTTGATCCTAATGGATCTGGTGAGATTGTCATTCCTGATGATACCAAACTTACTTTTGGTACAAGTAAGGATGTTAGTATTGAATATGATGAGGATGGCGATAATCAAATCGTAGTCACTGGTCACGGATGGCAGTGGAATTCTCCTCAGGTATTTGGTAGTGTTGGCATTTCATCTAACACCATTTCCACCAAATCTGGTAGTGGTAACCAACTGTTCATTGACCCATATCCTGATGGTCTGAGCAATGAAGGTACGGTTATTATTAAAGGTGACCTACAAGTTGATGGTACGACAACTACTGTTAACTCAAATCAAGTTACAGTTAATGATGCTATTTTTGGTATTGGTGATGTAACCAGTATCAAGACAGTCATGGGAACTGTCGCATCTGGTGTATCTACTGTTCTGCTTGATTCAGTTGCTGGCATCAACACTGGAGACCAACTAGCAGTATCGGGTATTGATGCTTCTGGTATCGCTACGGTTACCGCATATAATACTGCAACCAAGGTTGTAACATTTACAGGTACAGCAGTTGGTGTTACTACTACATCACAAGTAACTGTTACTCATGGATTTGATACCAATACAGACCGTGGTATTTCATTCAGTTACAATGTAAGTAGTGGAGTTGGTAATAACAAGGTTGGTTTCTTTGGATTTGATGATAACGCTCTCTCAAATAATGTATCATCTAAAGATAACCATGGAACTCATGGAGATGCAAGCAGAAAGTGGACTTATATTCCTGATGCTACCATTAATAATAATGTTGTATCTGGAACCAAAGGTTTCTTAGATGTTAAAGGTATCTACTATCAGTCTGGTAACTTTAATACTGGTGGTGCTGTCTACTTCGACAGTGATGGTCTGCAAAGATCAACCAATGCCCCAACAGATGCTGTAAATTCAAGAACTTCTACGCAAGTTCTGACTGCTCTAACTGAAATTACAATTGCTTTACCATCTGGACAGACGATTGCCCAGGATGCTCTGGTTACTCAACAGAATAACAGCACAGCGTTTGGTGTGTGTAAGGCAACGATCACTGGTGGAACCACTCTTACTTTGATCGGTGTTCAAGGAACATTCGATACGTCAAATGATCTGGTTGTAAATGGTGCTAGTATTTCAGTCGCACCAAATACGGTAACTGTCGTATATGAAAACAAACCAACTTGGACAAACACTCTCGATGGAGGAACCTTCTAGAATTATGAATAGTGACGTTGACGTGAATATCTTGATTAAGAATTATCATTCTAAAATTGCTACATTAATGAATCAAAATATTCTTTTAGAAGCAAAACTGGAGTCTTTGACAAAAGACTACGTTGAATTGCAAAACAAAGTTAAATATCAGGAAGCAGGTATCGAAGAATGAGCAAACCATCGACCAGACAAGAATTGATCGATTATTGTCTTAGGAGACTTGGATTTCCTGTTTTAGAAATTAACGTAGATGATGATCAGATTGAAGACCTGGTTGATGATGCAATTCAACATTGGCAGGATTACCACTTTGATGGTTATCAAAGGATGTTCCTGAAGCATAAAGTCAGTGGAGCAGATAAAGCAGTAATAAGGTCTGGTATTACAACAACCACAGTAACTAATTCTTCTGGTATTGGTGTTACAACAGTGGGTTGGGAAGAAAACCAGAACTTTATTCAACTCCCAGAGCATGTTATCGGGATCAATAAAGTATTCAAAATGGATAACAGCACCATATCTAGTGGTCTGTTCAATATCAAATATCAACTGTTCCTGAATGATGTTTACTACTATGGAGCACTTGATCTTTTAAATTACTCAATGACCAAGACATATCTTGAGGATTTGAGTAGAATTATCACTCCAGATACACAGTTAAGATTCAATAGAAAGAATGGTAGATTATACGTAGATATTGATTGGCGTGAATTTAATGAAGACAACTACCTTGTATTAGACTGTTACCGGTTGATTGACCCAGCAGATTCTACATTAGTTTATAACGATTGGTGGTTAAAGAAATACACTACTTCACTGATCAAGAGGCAGTGGGGTCAGAACTTGATTAAGTTCCAAGGAGTGGCACTTCCCGGTGGAGTTCAACTGAATGGAAGGCAACTCTATGATGATGCCGTGGCAGAGTTAGAAGTTCTAGAACAAGAACTTAAAGACACTTATCAAGAACCACCTTTCGATTTGATAGGTTGATATATCATGCCATTAAATTCTTATTTTTTACAAGGATCCCAAGGAGAGCAGAGACTCGTTCAGGATCTCATTAACGAACAGTTAAAAATATACGGACAAGATATCATTTACCTTCCAAGGAAATTGGTAAGTCAAGATGCAATTCTGAATGAAACAATTGCTACTGAATTTGATGACTCGTTCAGAATGGAAGCGTATCTAGCAAACTATGAAGGGTTTGCAGGTAGTGGAGATATTCTATCTAAGTTTGGTGTTCAGTCAACAGATCAGATTACTCTGATAATCTCAAAGGAAAGATATGAGGACTTTACTTCCCCATTCTTACAAGGAGAAGATGTCATAGTATCATCGAGACCAGCAGAAGGTGACTTGATTTATCTGCCTCTCGATAATACTATCTTCGAGATCAAATACGTAGAAGCGAAGAAACCATTCTATCAACTGAATAAGTTATTCGTCTATCAGTTGAGTTGTGAAGTCTTCGATGCTGCACTCGATGAACAGGTCATTACTGGAATTGAAGAAGTCGATCAGGCAGTATCCGACTTTATCTTCACCACCAAAATTACAATGGTTGGTCTTGATGCACAGCAAGCAACAGCAACTATTCAACTTGCGAAAGACCTTGGTGGTGGTCCAAGCGATCTTGCTGTAAGCAGCATTGACCTTATCAATGATGGAACAGGATATACAGTTCCACCAATTATTGGTATTCAGACTGCACCTGGTGGTGGCATCAATGCTACTGCTGTTGCACTCATGACTCAGAGAACTGGTCAAGTGGGTCAGTCAATTGATAGTATTCAAATTACCAATCCAGGACTTGGATATACATTACCACCAACAATTACAATCCGTCCTCAGAACAATGATGGCACTGGTGGTATTGCAACTGCAATCCTAAGCGAAGGTGCTCTTGGACTTCCAAACATTACATTTGCTGGTGTTGGATATGGCGTCACACCAACAGTTGCAATTACAACAGCACCTTCAGGTGGAACTAATGCTTCTGCTGTAGTTATTGTTGATGCTGATGAAAGAGTTAGTTCTATCCGATACACTAATGCTGGTGCAGGATACACATTGGCACCAAACGTCACCATACAGGTCCCTGCGACCGGAATCAACTCCTCTAACTATTTGCCTGGAGAACTTGTCAGAGGCGTCTCTACGGGCACCACAGCGTATGTTCACAAGTGGGATTCTGACATTAATGTATTAGAAATTACAAATGCTTCTAGTAATTTTGCACTTGGAGAAATCATTGTAGGTATTGGAACTACTCAACTTGGATCTGATGCTGCTAGAAGAATTGAAGCAATTTCTGATCAGGATGAGTTTGATGAATTTGCAGATAATATTGAAATAGAGTCAGAAGCAGACACCATTCTTGACTTTACCGAAAGGAACCCATTTGGAGAGATCTAAATAGTTAGTATAGGCAAACCATGGTGTCATGTTAGGACAGTATTATTATCATGAGATTATACGAAAGACTATCATATCTTTCGGTACTCTTTTCAACAGCATTGAACTCCGGCATACGAAGCAGGACGGATCAGAGTTTTCTACTGTAAAGGTTCCGATTGCATATGGTCCTTCTGAGAAGTTTATTGCAAGATTAGAACAGAAACCTGACCCAAGAAGAAGAGTATCGATAACTCTTCCCAGATTAGGATTTGAACTGACTGGTATTCAATATGATGCTACTAGAAAGGTTTCTACGATGCAAACCTTTAAAGCATTTACTAAAGACGGAACTAAGACAGCAAGAAAAGTCTTCATGCCTGTTCCATACAATCTAGGTTTTAGATTGTCAATCATGACTCAATATAATGAAGATGCGATGCAGATCATTGAACAGATTCTTCCTATATTCCAACCAGCATTCAATGTAACAGTTGACTTAGTAGATGCAATTGGTGAGAAGAGAGACGTACCACTGGTTCTAGAAAATATCAATTTCCAAGATAACTATACTTCTGGGTATGAAGAGAAGAGAGTTATTGTTCACGACTTACAGTTTACAGCAAAGACATATCTGTTTGGTGCAATTGCTGATAATAGTGAAGGACTTATCAGAAAGGTTCAGGTCGATTATCATACAACTACAAATACCAAAACTGCAAAGAGGGAACTCAGGTATGTTGCTGAACCCAGAGCACTCAAGGATTACAATGATGATAATGTAACTACTCTTGCTGAGGATATTAACGCAGAACAGACCAAGTTCCTGGTCTCCAATGCAACAAGTCTCTTTGTTGATGGTTATATCTACATTGGCAAGGAACTCATACAGATTAGAGAAATCAGTAATGAAACACTCTTAGTGTATAGAGGAGTTGATGGAACTCAAGCAGATAGTCACATTAAAGGAGTATCCATTGATGCAGTCACTAAGGCAGATGATGATCTGGTAGAACCTGGTGATGACTTCGGATTCAGTGAAGAACGATTTGACTTTAGTGATTTCAAATCTTATAGTCCAACTAAGGGTACAGATGTATGAGTGACCAATTTGACAGCATAAACGATACCTTGGACATTGAGGTTCAGGCAGGAGAAATTGTAAAAGAGACCAAGAAAGAACTTAGAAAAATCAGTGGTCAAGAGGACCACCTTAAAGATTATGAGTATACTCGTGGTAATTTGTATTCTTTGATTGAGAAGGGACAGGAAGCAATCAATGGTATCCTTGAATTAGCACAGGAAGGTCAACAACCAAGATCATATGAGGTTGTTGGTCAACTTATCAAGAGCGTTGGTGATGTATCCGATAAGTTGCTTGATCTGCAGCAGAAGATGAAGGATCTAAATAAAGAGGAGAAGTCATCTTCACCAACGACTGTAAATAATGCACTGTTTGTTGGTTC